AACGATGATGATGTAGGTCTATAATGTCAAATTACTTCAACCGATTACCAAACTTAGAATATCCCTCTTTACTCAAAACCAGAAGAGGTAGTGGTGACACTATTCGTGTCAAAAATCTCTTCCGTAGAGCTAAAATACGAGAAGATTTATTTGCAAATATTCACGAATTTAATAAGTATAGTATTGTGGGTGATGATAGACCAGATACAGTATCAGAAGAAGTTTATGGAACTCCAAACTTAGATTGGGTTATATTAATGTCAAACAATATTATTGATATTAAGAATGAATGGCCTATGACTCAATATGACTTAAATACGTATCTTAATGAAAAATACACTGAACAACAATTAGTCGATATTCATCATTATGAGACTTTACAATTTAGAGACGAAAAAGGCAGACTTATCGTTCCTGCTGGACAAGTTGTAGATGAAGATTGGTCTTTAGAATATTTTGATGGTACTCAACTAAGAAATACTGATGGAAATTTAGCTGGTAGACCAGTTAGATCAGTTAGTTTCTTTGAATATGAAATAAAGAAAAATGACGCAAAGAGAAATATCAATATACTAAAACGAGATATACTTAGAATGTTTATGAAAGACTTTACTCGTATTATGAAATATGATAAGTCCTCACAGTACGTTGATAAGAAATTAAAGAAAACAGAGAATATTAGATTAAAATAAAAAAAATCCCTGGCCATCAAAAATGACCAGAGATTTTTTTAGCGCTTTTTTGGAATTAAAAGCTGAAATAATATGGCCTACTCTTCAGCAAGCTTTTGGAAGTAACTTAGTGCATCATCCTCATCCTCATCACTACGACTTGCGACAGCAACAGGAGTTCTAGTTGGAGTACGACTTACACTTATATCTTCTAACTCACCACGAGAAGTGTCTTCTTCTTCAATAACAACAGGAGTACTTCTCTTAGCACCAAGAACATAATCAAGACGAGTCTTCAAGTCATCATAAGACTTGAACTTATCAGTAGCAACAAGTTCCTGAAGAGAATACTCTTTCTTCCATATAGCTTCTAATGCTTCGTCATCATCTAGAAGTGGGGCTGGAGCAGCAAACTCAGAACTATCATAGTTCCAGAAACCAGCGACCTTTTTGATCTTAATCTTAAAGTCGGCACCTTGCCAAAAATCAAAAGGATTTACTGGAGTCTCATCCTCAAACTCAGGTTGCATTGCTTCCTGAATCTTGTCAAATATTTTCTTACCAAACTTGTAAAGGAATACACCACCCTCATTAGAAGGATTAGCTGGATCTTTTACAACGTAGATATTTGCATAATATGATAACTTACGTTTCTGTTTACGAGCAATTTCTTTATCTGAATCAACACCAGAGTTCCACAAACGAGAATTGTGTTCTGATACTGGATCCTTTGAACCTAACGTAGTTAATGAATTTTCCATGTACCAACCGCCAGGGCCTTGAAATGCATGAGAATACATTTTTACCCAAGGAATATCTTCCTTATCAGGTGCTGGTAGGAAACGAACGACTGCATATCCATTACCAGATTTATCAACTTCTGGTTTCCAAAGGCGATCATCGCCACCAGATGCAGTATTCATTTTTTCGACTTCTTTAACCAATTTAGATGTTAAAGAGCCAAGTTTAGATTGTTTCTTTAAGTCTGAAAAAGACATAGGATTTTTTTAGATTTTTTTGTATTAGGGGTGGGAGGTTGGATTCCTGTATTACCAACAAGAGACGGGCATTACTACAGTAGTAAGATTACATCTCTGCCTGAGACCCGACTGGTATGTCGATTCTCCCGAAGGAGCAGCACCACCTGTGTCTCATCACCTTATCCAGCTATATGCCAGAAAGATTATTCAGTCACTCCCTGTTACAACCGCCGTTGCAACAAAAGTATTATAACAAATGGGTTATCAGTTGTCAAGCCTCTGCTCGACCATTTTACGGAGTTGAGAAATAGTCTGTTGCATCATCTTAAATAATGTATCTGGATCTTGTGGTTGTTTAAGACCCATTAGATCAATAGATCCAAGAATGTTTTTCTTCATCTCCTTTGCCTCAGGATCATCTGAGAGAGAAATTCGAGTATACATTAAACGTTGTTTCTCTAAAAGATCCTCAAGGTCTTCTATATGTTCGTACTGATCATCCAGATTAAGGTGTGGAAATTTCATCGCATCTTTCATTATCTTTTCTTGTAGTTCATTAATCTCTACAAGACCTGCACGAACTTGTGGGCTTTTTAAGAAACTCATAGGACTTTCTCTTTCAGTATTTTTTTATAACGAGGTACACTAATATTTAGGAACGATTTGTATTTTTTCATCTTCAAGGAAACCGTACTCCAAATAGGGTCTACTAATTTTTTATCAAATTCTTTAGCAAACCCTAATATCATATCAAGAATAACAAGAGTCTCTATTGAGATATTTTTCTTTAAGTATTCTTTGAGGATTTTTGGATGTTGTCCTTTATTAATGAAGTAACTGTCGAAATCACCTCCCGAAAAGACTCTCTCAATTTCATCTGAGAATATGTAAGAGAGGGATTGATTTCTTTTTTGCCATTCTTTGAAGTTGGTTTCTCCATTTTGAATAATCTCTCCTATCCATACTTTAGCAGGGTCTTCACTTGAAATAAAATTAGAAATAAAATACTGAGTGATCTCATCATCACTCTTCTTTCTACTCATACGTTCAAAGAAATATCTATCCTTTCTTTTGTTGAAAGAAACAACAGATGCTCTAGACTTACCACCATACTTCACATAGTCATACTTCTCCTTAGTGAAGTGTTGCTTCATCGCAATGTAAGTTTTATAACATTCAAAAGGAGTCACTTTTACTTTTACCTTCATTCTTGTTGTCCAAAGAAACTAGAAATACAATACCGACCATAACCATCATAATAATCTGAATCTTCTATCTTTACTTCTCTTACTCCATGTTCTACCCAGCCAGGTAAAAATATTATTGAATTATTATCACAACTAAATTCATAATCATATATTGGGAAATATAATTCACCACCTTCAAACTTCTTAGGTTCTTTATAAAAATAACTAAAGGCTAAAAATTGTTGTAAGGTATCTCTATGTGGTTTATAATATTCCCCATTATGATAGTACCTAACTTTAGTAACATCATGATTAGCATCTTTGGCATGTACACAACATTCATGAATAGATGAAAGTGTTTCTAAGATTGACTTGTCAAAAGTTTTTCTATTAACAGTTAATATATTAGATACCTTTCTATAATTAATAGTATTTTTTCCTTTATGAATTGGATAGATTGCATCCAATAATAATGCATGTGAATTAGTTTTTTTTACTACTCCACCAAAATCTTTTGCAGTAAGAAGTTTTCCTGGCTTTGTATAAAACTTAAGTTCTTCCCAAATCAATTCTAATTCATCATCATTATAAAAATTCTTAATTATAAGATGTGGAAATGGATCTACAAATGCATCTGCTTCTAGATTTTCCATTACTACAAAGGCAATTTAGCACGTGATGTTCTCTTTAAAAAATTCAATTCCATTGCTTGACCTTTTATCTTTTCCTTCAATGGTTTACTGATTAGTTTAGAAACTGAATCAACTTCTATTTTATTCTCATCACAGTAATGAACTATAGCATCAATGTAATTAAGGTCTTTATTATTTTTGACAAGATCTTCAATGTCCTGAGTGAATCTTGTTTGACATAGAAATTTATCTTTCAGTGCCTTATCGATGTCTTTATTCATTGGTGAAACCGTTAACAAATTTTTTAATGTACTTAACTAATAGCCTAATATACTCGTCTTTGTTACGTTTGTCAAATACTTTGACCTCTCCTGCAGGAGTTGTCATAATAGTAATTAACTTCTTGACTGGAATGCCAGTCATCTCGTAGTACATACATGCGTATGCAGTTTCTTGAACAAAATAATTCTCTAACCAAGCTTCTGGTTTAATGTATTCTGAAGTTTTAAAATCAATGACTGCAAGTTCTCCATCATATTCTCCAATACAGTCCACACGGCCCGCAATACCAAAAAACTCAGAATACAAGGTGCGCTCAATAGCATGTATGTTATTGATCTTATCAAGGAATGGTTTTGCGTGGTGGAACATGAACTTTGTAGCGGGTAAATGTTCCTCCCATATAAGTTCCTTCTGTTCAAGGTAGTCTTGTGCGATTTCATGGAAATCAGTACCTCTTGTTGTTGCTTTTTTTGTTATTCTATTTGCCTTCTCGTCTCCAATTTTTTTTCTCCACTCTATAAATTTTTCTCTATTATAGAATGAAGTTACGGACGTAATGGATGGAACCCATTGACCACTGGGAAGTTCGTACAACCTACACCCAGCAGTCTCTTTTTTCTTTAATTCAATTTCACCAAGATAATTATGAAAAGTTCTTTGCATTAGAGTCCTAAAGCTAATTTAGTAATAATATAATCTCTAACTAAACCTGAACGAACAATATCATCCACTCCAAATTCAATCATTTCAAATTGGTTTTCCATTTGTTGCATGATCTTCATGAAGTCTAAGATGCCATTCTTCTCATTAGTTTTTGTGAGATCTGTTTGTGATGCGTCACCACAGAAAATAATTTTAGAGTTATCTCCTACTCTTGTTATTATACTATCCAACTCATGGAAATTTAAATTCTGACACTCATCTATTAACAAGATAGAATCATCAAATGTAGTACCTCTGAGGAAGGATGTAGACCAGAAAGAAATAGTCTCTTGTGCCTTAAGATTACCATACAACATTTCAAAGTCTGCATCTGTAGGCATCTCAAACATATACTTAACCATATTCTTATATGGTATCTGATATAGTAAAGACTTATCTTCATGATCTCCAGGCAAGAAACCAATTTCTCTTGTAGATACTAATGACCTAAAGATATAAACTTTCTTGTATGGTGTAGTATCAGATAGAACATCTTGTAGTGCAAGATAAAGTGCAATGAATGTCTTACCTGTTCCTGCACAACCATAACCAAAGACGTTCTTTCCATCTTTGTAAGCATCAAAAAACCTCTCCTGATTTTTTGTAAGAGGAGTAATATCAACTAAAAGATCGTTGTTGATAGGTTTCTTTCTTTTCATCTGCTTAGAAGTGTAGCCAACCCCGATGGGTTCAATGGTTTTCTTTTTCCTAGGCATACTTAACTGTAGTCTCGGTTTTTACGAACGGTAGAGCCAGGTTGTTTAGAAGCTCTGTCTAATACTTCATTCCATCCACTGGAATTTGCCTCTCCTTTGAATCGCATCTCTCCAACTTCCTGACAAGCAGCAACACCTGCCTGCCAATCCTTATCCCACTCTGGATTATCTTTCCTCCACTGATCATACTCTTTCATTGTCATGGAGAGTTCTTTCTTTTCTCTAGTTTCTTTATGGATGATTGGATATGTTGGCATGATTAATCCTCAATAGGTTCTTCAGTAGTTTTTTTAATTTCACTATTCAATCTATCTATCTCCTTAAGAACAGGGTTCTTTACCCATCCAAGAGCTTCAGCTACTGTAGGGTATTCTGTATTGAATACTTCTCTACATGCCTCTGCAATCTCCATGTGTTCCTTCTGAGTACCGTGTGCAGAACGTAGATTGATATAATGTATCCAAGAACGACATGAACCAGTCATGTAGATCCTTGTAGGGGTCGCCAGTGGTAGAACCATTCTAGCACACTCCTTTGCAACTCCTTCCTCTAACATCTGATTATATAATGCAGATGCAGAATCAAATAAAGTTTGCATTTGCATTTGTAATTTCTGTGTTACAAATTCATCTAAATCATCCGTGGAATTCTGACGATTCTTTGTATCCTGTCTTCTAAGTTGAGGTAAAGGAATATTACCAAGCTCAGTACTAGCAGCATACCTTTGAGAGAACTCTTGGAAAGTAAAAGATCTATGACGTAGAATCTGTGCAGCAATAGCACGAGTAGTTTCTATCTCAAGTGTCATAGAAGATTGTTCAAACACAGACCAATGTTGATGTTTAATACAATACTTTAAGAGTCCTGCGAATTTTTCATTGTCCTGATTAGATGGGTTGGAAACTCTGGCGATATACGCCATAGTTTGTTCAGCATCAGGCGTCGATTGAATCCTTGTTACTTTCATTCCGTTTTAGTTCTTTCTTAATCATTTTTGCATAGTAAACATCCTTTTCTGTGTACCAATCTGGATGTTTCTTTGCTCTCTTCAATAACTTTTTAGCAGCTTTCTTATCCTTCAAAACATACAATAGCGTATTATTACCTATTATTTATTATAGTAGGCCTTGAAATAACTGACTACTCCGTTAGTAGTAACTTGTTTACTACACCAATCATCTGCACATTCATAGATTGATCTATTTGAATGTGTACTTCCAAATTCATGTAAAAGAATTTTCAGTGTTCGCTCTCTTAATTTAAGATTCATCTTAGAAGACTTCATCGTAATCAGATTCAACAGAATCTTGGGGAACATGTTCACCAACATCCGAATAGATTTCGGAATCCAGTTCATCCACAACCTCTTTCAAGGCAGCAATTAAAACTTTTAGTTTAGCTCTGTTCATGGACGCCATTATAATAAAAAAAGGAAGGGCTGTCAATAGCCCTTCCTTTCTGATCTTTAAATCAATTTAAACAGCAGCAAGTTTCTTAGAAACTTTAAGACCACGATACATTAGATCGTAGTTTCTGTTTTGTGCTGCTTCATTGAGTACCTTTTTGTTGTACTCCTCAGAGTCGTATACGACTCCACGGTAAGTGACTTTTGCCATTGGCTTTCTCCAAAGTAGTAGGGTGTTTAGTCCGTTCCTTTAGTCGGCATTTGCGTCCTCTTAAGAGGATGAACGATCCGTTCCGTGTCGGCTTACTTGCGCCTTGAGTGTATCAAGGTGAACGATTGTGTTAATACTAACACAGTTATATTATATAGTCAAGTACTTATGTGTAATTCGTTACAATTTTGGATTCTTATTATATTCATCCAATAAATCATCCACTATAGTACGTTTTCCACTCAACTTGGCAATCTGATACATGGGAGACTTCATGTATTTTGTTAACTTTTTATATCTTTTTATCACCTTCTGTAATTCTTTTTTATCTACAGAATAATTACGAGGATCTTGTTTAGGATCATTAATGACATTACCAGTATCTTCAGTCTTTACATCTCTACCTGCAGCTAATCCTGCAGCTTCAGAGACTTTAAACTCTGGTTCATACCCAAGGTTTTCTTCACTCACTTTGTTCTTCCTCCTGATTCTTTCTTCTCCTCCTCTTCTTTGGAGGTTTAGGTTTACTATTCCATGAACTTGGATTTATAGTACCTGAAGTCCAATCCATCTTCTCAATAACATTCTTCTTAAATACATCCCAATAAGAATCAAATATAGAAACCCTAGTTCCCATAACAATATCCTGCCATTCCTTATCACCATCCTTACATTTTATAAGATATGCAGTACTGGGAAGACTCTTATCCTGAGCAACAGAATCATCACATCCAGTATAAATTACTGTCGTACTACCAGCTTTCATTTGAAGAATCTGTTCTTCACTGAGAGCAGTTCTGGTCATGACCTCCCACCCCAATGAATGTCTGGATAAGCCTCAGCAATAGTTTCTTTAGTTAACTTATACTTGTTCTTTAATTTTTTATCTTTGGTTAAACAGATGAGTTCTGCTTCCTCTGCATGAAGTCTCTCTAGAAGTTGTATAAACATACTCTCTCTTCTTAATGGTGGAAGAGGATCGTTACCACCTTTAACATAGTGATATAGATTCTTATACTCTGAGGTTAATTGATTATGATCCGTGCCCTTTGGCGCCTCATTGGGACTGTAAGGTACTTCTCCATCAGGTAGCATACTTCTTACACTCTCATCGTAACTCCATATCAATACAGCACGAATGGCAGGTGAATCATATTCTTTCAACAATTCAATCTTCTTTGCCTTAGATCTTGCCTTTGATACTGCATCAAGAACTTCAGATAATAAAGGGTTGGGTGGTAATTTTTTAGTTTTAGTTGTCGTCGCCATGATTAATCATCATCCTCCAAATAATAAGTTGTGTCGTCCAGTACTACACGGACTGCAGTTAAATCGGTTTTGATCAAGTTTCCTTCTTGATCATACATCTCTGGGTGAGATGATATTTGTGCATTCTTTAGTGTAACATAGTCATTCCACCTTTGACAAGCGAACCATCCTAAAATAGCACCTACAATTGCACCACCGATGCAAAAAAGAGCCGAATAAACAACCAATGTAACCTCTGTTAACATTTGATAAAACCTCAGCTAATTTTTATTTAGGATCTATTCTTAGATCCCTTTCTTCTTCCTGGCCTTTTTTCGTTTTTATATTTCCAAGCATCATCAAGAATAGTGTCAAGATAATTTCTTATCTTTCTTGCAGTAGGTTTACCCAAGTGACCATACCCTTCACGTACTTGTCTATGAGTACTATCATCACCACCTTCAAGATATAAATCCAATTCAGTAACTAACTGAGTTATCTCATGGGCAGTGGAACTATTAATAAATTCATCTATGTTAGGGCCAGTTAGTTTATTTGCTCTGACATAGTTGTACATACTAAAAGTAAATGTTTGTGACGAAAAAACATCATCGATAACATGTTCGATCATGTCATCGAGATCGTCAATAATGCATTTATTCATTTTAAATAATCCTTTCTTCTCTTAAATATTTGACAGTATCAGTGCATCCACCTAATTTTTTTCCATCCATAGTTACTTGTGGAAAAGTAGAACCCTCACCAAATTCACTGTAAAAATCTTCTTTAGTAAAGTGATCGTCTAATTTATATTCCGTGAAGTTTAAATCCTTACCGATAAGTATTTGAATAATTGAAGAGCAGTAAGGGCAATCTTGTTTTGAATAGACAGTAAAATTCATAATAAAAGAAACACTTTGAAATTATATATTATAATTTAAAATTTAAATTTATGTTGCAGAAAGTAATAACTGTGTTGTAATTCTAACATATATAGTATAGGATAAAGAAAAGGAGAAGAACAAAATGAAGCAAATCTCCTTTGTTATGTGTTCACTTTAGTAATGGAGACTATTATCCGTGCATAATCTCATCTCACACAACCAACTATCTGGTTGGAATCAAAACGTAAGACATCTTGAACAAACTTTAGATAACGCAAACGAACAGAGTCAATTAGTAAACGATTATTATGCATGTCTTATAGAAAATGCCAATGATAGTCACAAGGATCAAATCTGCAAATCAATCTTAACCTAAAAAAACTAATGTAAGAAAGTTAAAAACAGTAAGGGAAACCTTACTGTTTTTTTTAGTAAAATTTTGGAGTATTAAAATCTTTTTGTACTTCCACTTCAATAGTATCAAAGATTCTCATTAATGATCTTGCATATGATCTATACCCCGAACCAACATATACTTGTCCAGCAACTACAGAGAATGTAGCTATACCCCAAAAGATATAATAAAACTTAGACTTAACTTGGTTTCTTTGTTTCTGTCTCAAAGTTCCCCATTGAGGTATTGGGGCTTGATAATTGTTGTTCATAATTAATCTTTCAAATCAGGTAATTTTTTCTCAACCCAGTGTTCTGTGTTATCTATTCCAGCAGCTGTAACATATCTCATAATATGTTCATCAATCTGGTGATAAACTGGGTGTAAATCTAAATCCATATTAATGTCATGTGCTATCTGTGATATCTGATCAGCTGAGAAACAATGATCAGGATGTAATAGATCACAACATGGGATTCTTTTTTCAATCAATTCATTAAGATTGATACGAATTTCATAATCTCTATAAACTGGCATTAATCCATCTCCTTAGACATATTACGGATGATAATTCTATCATTTTCATAATCGGGAACAAACTCTAGGACATCATCATGACTCCACATTAACTCTTCATATAAAGAATTAAGTCGATCCATATCTTCCCATAGATCGTTAACATGATAGTGCTCATCTTCCATTAGGGATCTCCATAGGTGTCTTGTTTTTTAAAGAATTCATTCATACTTGATTGACAATCTGGTGGTTCTGGGTCTGGTGGAATTCCTTTTATTCTTTTCCACTTTTGATACAAAGCACCCAAAATCCATGATTGAGATAGACTTTTGGGCCCATTCTCTAGCAACTCAAGTTCTTTCTTGTTGCTTGTATATGCTTTGTATTCTTCTCTCCAGTTGGTTTCCATAGTTTAACAGAGATTAAATGATTTGGCGACCACACAGACCCCTCTCATTATTATTTGATGTACTTATTAATTACATCTATCTGATCTTTATATTTTGCTATCATATTTAATTCTTCTTCTATAGCCTCAACTATATTAGAATGTTCACCAATACCAGCAGGATTAGTTAAATAAACTTCCACATTTGCAACATGTTTTTGGATGTCTCCTTGTGCATGTGCAAGAAGTGCTTTGATTAATTGTTCTCTCATTTTGTTACTCCACTAAGGTTTTCATCATCATCTTCTAGTTGTTCCTTCAAATCATTTATACGAGTTTGTAACTCATTATAATCCTCAATGTCACAACTAGTTTTTCTATCAAAAGTTACACCCATTAACTCCTCACCAGGCTTAACATCTATCATCTCAGGATGCATTGGTTTGGTAACTTTAGTTGTCCATACTCCACTAGGAGTATTCATATTAGTATTCCATCCTTTAAACATTGAGCGAACAGCCCATATAAAAAGAAAAACCCATGTTAGGGAAAATACTATGTCAGTTACTGGATTCATTTACTCCAAAAATGATCGTTTAAAAGATAAAACCATACCACACCAAGTATTATAATGGCAAACGTCCTAATAGAACTAGGGGAAGTGTCAATCATATTCTTGGAAATTTTGTTTTGGCTTGTTGAACTAAAGGTAGAACTTCAGTCTCAACTTTTTCTGCAATCTTATCTACTATACTTATATCTATATCCATAAAGGGTGGAATGATACCTAATAGTCTTAATGTTCCGTCAAGAAATAAAGCAAGACATATGAAACCTAGAATCATACTAATGATAGTAGCAGATCTATTATGTTTTGCCATCGATTCTTCATCGATTCTTCTTGCTTCCTCTAACGCATCGGCGATTAATATGTCTACTTCTTCTTTAGTATAACATAAATGAGGAAGAATTTTTTTAACAGCTTCTTCTGTCATAATTAGTAATCGAATTCATCAAGGACATCAAGAGCATTATTCAATGCTAATTGAGCTGCCCACCTTTCCTTATCATCCCACTCAGGATACCAACTCTTCTCATCAATCCCCTTTTTTATTTTAAGGAGTCTTGATTCCATGTCCACTTTTTTAAGTCTGCCGTTCATATAGGTTCGGTAAAGGTTATTTGGCCATGCACAACTAAGGGTCGAATCCATTAGATCTTAGTGAAAGAACGTACTCAAGAACTTGCTGACGTACTTCCATTAACTCATTAAAACATTTCTGATTATGAGCGCAAGCACGCAAAGCATTATCTGGCTTATGTATCGATTCAATGTATAAATCGTATGCTCTCTTAATCTTTTCTGTTTTGGTTTCACCATCAGATAGAGAATTTTGATCTTTCATTATTTTAATTAAGAATGTGGATCATAACGATTTATAATCGAATATACTATCACTAAAGTAATTAAAGCAATACAAATAATAGGTAAAATTAACTGCATAAAAAAAGGGAGGGTGTTTTACCCTCCCATTATAACAGATTGTTTTATTTTTATCAACCAACTGATGGTGCAGATAATAATGCGACTTCTGTTGACTCAGCAGATGCAAGGTCTAGAGGGAAGTTATGAGCATTACGCTCGTGCATTACTTCCATACCAAGGTTTGCTCTGTTGAGAACATCACCCCATGTAGGAACAACTTTACCATTCGCATCTACGACTGACTGGTTAAAGTTAAATCCATTAAGGTTAAACGCCATTGTACAGATACCCATAGAGGTTAACCATACACAAACTACAGGGAATGTAGCAAGGAAGAAGTGAAGACTTCTACTGTTGTTGAATGATGCATACTGGAAGATAAGTCTACCAAAGTA